TGTCAATAAACGGAGAATCCTATGACCTTTAGAGAACTTATTAATGAAGTCCTAATCAGGTTGAGAGAAGATACCATTGCTACCGATTGGTCGGGTAATATCAATGATAGTACAACAGTAACTGATTATCAAAAAGTTATTGGCTCATTGATTAACGACTCCAAGAGAAACATCGAGAGTTATCACGATTGGTTAGTCTTACGTGAAACTAAAGATATTGCCACTGTAGATGGTACTAGAAACTATAACCTGTCTTCTGGTCAAGAAATAAAAATAGTAGATGTTATCAATCAAGCTACTGGTGCTAATTTAGTACAAGTAAGCAGACACTATATGAACTCTACTAAGTACCCATCAGAAAACTCTGGTGAGCCTATGTACTATGCTTTCAATGGTGCTGATGGTTCTAATAACTTAAAAGTTGATTTAGAGCCTAAACCTAATTCAGTACAAACTATTTCATTTGATATGGTCAAGTATCAAGATGAATTAAAGACGGCTTCAACTATATTAAAGATTCCTAATAAACCAGTTATTATTGGTGCTTGGGCTAGAGCTGTAGCAGAGAGAGGTGAAGACGGTGGTACTCAAACAGGAATTATTGCAGAAGAATTTAAAGAGATTTTAAACCAATCTATTATATTAGATAGTGGTAATACTCAATATGAAACAGACTGGTACGTTAGCTGATGATAAAGCAACTATCTTACAAACCTCTTAATGACATAGGTCTGAACGGTCTTAATACTCAGAACAATCCTGCTACATTAAAACCTAGTTGGTTGGCTAAAGCAGAGAATATTGTTCTTAGAGAATCAGGTCGTATATCCTTTAGAAAAGGTTTAAAGCAGAATGTATTAGCTAACACCGATGGTACTGCCTCAGCTCCATTGCCAATAGGTTCTATCATTGAGCATAAATCTGGCTCTACTACTAAGATATGTGCAGGTGTAGGTACTAAGATTTATACTGTTGACTTCACTACTCCAGACAGTCCTTGGACTGATGTATTTACAGCAGGTACTGCATCTGACTGGCAATTTATAAACTTTAATAAGCAAATATACGGATTCCAAGTTGGAAACCCACCTATTAAATTTTCCTCTGGCTCTTGGGCGGTAACAACTACCAAGCCAACAGGTGTAACTACATTCGACCCTAGCTGTGGAATGGGTTACTACGGTAGAAATTGGGTTGGTGGTATTACAGAAGAGAAAGATGTAGTTTATTACTCAGATACCTTAATTGGCGATAACTGGACTACAGGAGCTGCTGGTTATATTGATTTAAAAAATGTATGGGGTACAGATGAGATTGTATCTATTGCACCTTTCTTCGGTAAGTTAGTTATATTCGGCAAACGTAATATTGCTATATATTTAGACCCACATGATGTTGCTACTGCTACTGGCTCAACATTTAAACTAGATGAAGTTATTAGGGGTGTTGGTTGCACTTCAAGAGATACAGTAATGGCTGTTGGTGATGACTTATTATTCTTGTCTGATACTGGGCTTAGGTCTTTAAACAGAACAACTGAGCTAGATAAAGTACCACTTGCTGATTACTCTCCTTCTGTTAAAGATACACTAATTAGAAATATATCACAAAGCACTAATGTTAAATCTGTTTATGTAGAAAATGAAGGTGTTTATATTATGTCATTCGTTGACCTAAATATTACATACGTCTTCGATATGAAATATCTAACACCTAATAACTCACCAAGAGTTACGACTTGGCATTTTGATTCAGATAGAGAACCTACAAGTGTAGCTTATACAGAATCTAAGGGATTCTTAATAGGGCAGAAGACTGGTAGTATTGCTACTTATGAAGGTTACTACGACAAGAAATATAATAGTGGCGGAACATATACATCATATTCTTACAGTGGTACATTCTTAACAACGTGGCTAGATTTAGGTGATTCAGTCTCAGCTGCTCTATTAAAGAAACTAAAGGCTGTTATTAATGGTGGCTCAGGAACTATTGTTGGTTTGAAGTGGTATAAAGACTTTAATGTAATACCATCTAAGACTTTATCGTTCCAGTTAAATCCTACAACTACAGGAACAACCTCATTATGGGGTGCTAGTACATCCTTGTATGGTGCAACTACAGTAACACATACACATACAGCAGCAACTCACCCTGCCAGTTCTAAATATGCCCCTGTATATGGTTTAAAAGAATATCAATTAAATCTAACAGGGTCAGCTAAATTCTTACAGATTGAAATGAGTGCAGAAACAAAAGGATTTGTAGCATCATTACAAACTTTAACTTTATTATATAAACAAGGGAAAATACGATGAGTAACTATACAATAGCGGTAGCTTGGTCAGGTAAAGATGCCTTATCTGATTCCGATGCAGCCAAGGTAATATCAGGTGCTGACTTTAATACAGAATTTACAGCAGTCCAAACAGCAGTTAATACTAAATCTGACTTAAATGGTTCAGCTACAGAATCCTTCAGTGCTACAACGGCAGCTGCTGGAACTAATACCACACAGGTAGCTACGACTGCTTTTGTGACTACTGCACTAGCGGCTGTATATCCAGTAGGTGCTATATTTACTACAGTTACTGCTTATGCTGATTCAGCAGCTGTTGTTGCAGCTATTGGTGGTACTACTTGGGTTGCTTTTGCAGCAGGTAAGATGCTGATTGGTTTAGATTCAGGTGATACAGACTTTGATACTGTTGAAGAAACAGGTGGTGCTAAGACACATACACTTACTGAATCGGAGATGCCTTCACATACGCATACTTATGAAGACCAAGATACTATAGTTTTATCATCTACAACAGGTTTACAAACAGCAGTGTCCGCTAGTACAAGTACAACAACTAATACAAGCTCAACAGGCAGTGGCACAGCACATAACAATATGCCCCCATACATCGCTGTATATATGTGGAAGAGAACAGTTTAATGAAAGATTTAGAGAGAAAACATAAAGGAGAAAGACATGGGAATGTTTAGTTCAATCGGTGGATTAGTCGGTGGCTACTTTGGTATGCCTCAACTTGGTGCAATGGCTGGTGGTTTACTTGATTCAAATAAGTCTGTATCAAGAGCAGGTGATTTGTCTGGTCAAGTTCAAGGTATGTCAGAAGACCAATATCAAAAGGCATTACCTTGGGATGTAAGTGGTCAATTCGGTGGTATTAAATATGACCGAGAAGGCAGAGCTGTTTCAACTGAACTATCAGCACCTTGGCAACAGCAGATGGACAGATTAATGGGTAGAGCTGGAACTACAGCTGACCAAATCGATAAATATTCAGCAGACCCTGTAGAGTTTGGTATGCAACTAGCAGGTAAAAGAAAAGATTTGATGAGACCTGCTGATGAAAGGGAAATGCTAACCCGTGAATCCAGAGGATTAGCACAAGGTACGTTTGGAACAAAAGGATTTGCAGGTAGAGAACAGGCAGCCCAAGAAGCCATACATCAAAGAAATCTAGGTTATGATATTCAAGGTTATCAAGATGCTTTACGGACTGGTACTACATTAAGAGACTGGGAGCAAACTGAAAGAGAAGGAGCTATTGGTGTTGGTAAATTACCTCTTCAATATCAAGCTCTAGCTAAATCTGGTGGTATAACTAGTGACCCTTATAGAGAAGATAAAGTTGCAGGAGCAAAAGGTGTTTCTAAAGCTAGAGGTATGAGGTATGACGAATTTGGTAACTTAATAGAAGATGCTTTTGGCGGTATGCTTGGTGGTGGTGGTGATTCTGCAACCGATTTACAAACTACAGAGTGGAATCCAAACGCACCTGGATTTTCTTGGGATTAGGAGATAATAATGGCAACAACAATGTTTACAAACCCGTATGACGCTCAGTTATCAGCTGATTCTGCAAGAAGAAAAGAAATGCGTGATGTGGCTAAAATGGATGCTTACGATTATCATGCGTATCAAGCTGGATTATCTTCACAAGAGGCTGGTAGAGCTTTAGGCGGTATGATGGGTATGCAAACTCCTGAACAAGCTAAACAAGCTAAGATTGAAGAGATTATGGGTCAGTACGGTGAAGGTGCTAAATCTTATGAACAATTAATGCAAATTGCTGATTCATTTAGAGATGCTGGTATGTTAGACCTGTGGGAACAAACTATGGGTATGGCTAAAGATAAAAAAGGTACAACTTCTGACCAGTATCTTACTAATAAACGCCTTAGGAATGAAAAAGCATTGGCTATTCAACAAGCGTTTGGTCCTGCCGATAGTATTGAAAAGAAACAAGAACTACATAATAAGTTAATTAGTCTTGGTTATGGCGACTCTACAATAACAACTGGGTTGTCTAGTGAAATTACTACACTTAAAGCAGCTGGCTTTAAGATTACAAAAGAGGAAAGACTAGCAGCCGATGCTGCAGAAAGACTAAGAGTTTCCAGGGAAAAAGAAGAAAGGGTTGCCAAAAAACAAGCACAAGATGTTGAGTATCAAGGCGTTACAGACTTTAATAAAGGAAAAGCTGACGCTGCTTATTACTTTTCCGCTAATGAGCCTGAAGGTTTTGGCGATGAAGACAAAAAAGCACTTATTGGAAAGGTTGGTTTAGAGATTAGTAACTACGATAATATTTTATCAACTGAAGCAACTAGGGGCAAGGTAACACCTGCTATAGCTGCTGGTTATTACACTAAAGTTTTAGACCTACCAAATGTTTATACTGCTGACCCTGAGTTCAAGTTCGGTGATACTGCAACTTGGGGTACTGATGCTGCCTTTAGTTCAACCAACTTTACAGACGCGTTAGACACTGTATTTAATAGAGGTGGTGCTGTAGTTAAAGCACAAGATGTTGCAATGTATTCTAAACTAGGGCTTATTATCCCTATGATAACGCAGGTAACAATTAACGGCAAAGTTGGTATATTGACACCAGCAACCGTAGCAAAATTAAGACTAAAATATAGTAAATAATATGGCTAATGTACTAACATTAACAGATGATGACTTCAATACTATTGGAGATGTTATATCTGAAGAAACAGAGTCTGAGGTCTTATCTATAACAGACGGTGATTTAGATGATATTACTCTAATATCAGAAGCAGAAGAACAGGACATTCAAGCAGTAGGTGAACAATCTAACTACCTTGGTGGAATGATTAGTGGCTTAGATGAGTCTGCTTCGTTTAACTTGGCTAGAGAAGGAAGGTCATTATTAACAGCTAAAGTATTCAAGAACAATGATTGGTTCTTTGGTAAAGCGTTTTATGGCGACAAACCTTGGACTGAAGAAGTTGAAGAGGGTGTTGGCTGGATTAGTGCTGAAGAACAAATGGGTGTTTCAGATGAAGTGTGGGATGCTATGTCTCATTCAGAAAGGGTTAAACAACTACATAAAGTATCTCAACAACAGATTCAAGAATATTATAACCCTGATGTAGATTCAGCAGCTTACATGGTCTCTAAATTTACAGGTGTGTTGACTGACCCTACTACCGCATTAGCTGTTACTTCTATTCCAGCATTTATGACTGTAGGTGCTGTTGATGCCTCATTATATGAACACGGTACAACTGGTGAGCTATCTCCAACCACCCCTTTAATTGGTGGTGCATTTGGTTATGGTGGTGGAAAGTTAGTTAATAAGTTAGCAGTTAGAGCAGAAACAAAACAAGCTACTGAAGTATTGAATGTGTTGCAGAATGAGATGGCGGTGATTGCTACTAAAGGCAACCTTTCGCCAATAGCTATATTAAACCAAGCCAAGAAGAATTTAAACCTCACAGATGAGGCTGTTGATATTGCTTTAGGTCGAGCCAATCGTAAACTAAAGATACCTACTGCTAAGACAGCTAGAGAGCAAATTGAAGAGAGTTCAAGAAAACAGATTATGCCTGGTAGTAAAACTGCCTTTGGTCAAAGTCTTGATAAGATAATTGAGCCTATTTCTGAGGGTATTAAGCGTATCTCTCCACGTATTTACGGAAAACTACAACAAGCTGAAAGACTCCATTTTGAAAACGGTCATAAGTACGCTATGATGGTTGACCCTTTCTTGCGTAAAGCATTTCAAAGTAAGCAAAAGTTTTTGAACAAACAACAACAAACTGAATTAAATCATTTAATGCTTAACGCTAAAACAGTTGAGCAAGAAAAAGGGATTGAGAAGTTCTTGCGTAACGCTCTTGGTGATGAAACCCTAGTTAAAGACTACAAGATGTACCGTCAGGCAATGAATGAGATTCATGCTGAACGTATTGCTGCTGGTAATACTAAACTAAAACACATCTCTGGATTCTCACCTAGACGTATTGTTAATTATAACTTATGGTATAGAGGTTTAGCTGCGTCTGAACGTGGTGGTATTGATAAGATGCTTGAAACAGAATCTAAAAAGTTAGGTAAGAAGGTTGTTGAACTAACTGATGATGAGCGTGGCAAAATTATTTCCAAGTTTTTAACTTTTCCCTCTACTTCTAAAGCAATAAAAAAGGTCACTTCCGCTCAGAAACGTAAGATTAATAAAATATCTGCTGGTCAGGTTAATGCTTATGAAGACCCTTGGCACGCAACACACAAATACATCAAAGAATCACAAGAAGAAATCCAAAGATTTAAGATATTCGGCTCTAAGAACATTGATGCTGGTGATGACCTAAACAAAACAGTTGCTAACTTTATTGCTCAAGAACAA